AAAACGTATCCAAGCCTCTGATCCATAACGAGGTGTGCCTTCATCCCAATGATCCAGATTTATTGAACCACCAGCTTCCAAATGATTTTTTATGCGCTCAACCAATTTATTAATACGCTCTTGGCACTCCCAGTATGGGTGACTTGCGGATGATAGACCAAAATTATGGCACCACGTTCTGCCGTTATGATCGGCAATGGTCACATAATAATTTGTGGCTACGTTATCGCTTGGCTCTTCAGCGTAAGGATTTCTCCACTCATACTGCCAATCTGTAAGATATACGTCTGCTACTTGATTGCGATCCATTTTTGTCTCTCCTCTGTTTCTCTTATGATTGATATAAGGGATACAATCCAGAATACAATAGGCAGATACAAATAAAATGCATTTTTATTTAAAATAAAAAAAGGGGCGATCCGAAGACCGCCCCAGTTTGACCCAACAAGGAAGAGAAGATTGGGTTGTTTATGCTGCGCCCTCGGTGCCAAACACGCCGCGCCAATCGGTGACGCCAAAGCTATATCTTTCGCGTACTTTATAGCGTACGTTGCCAGTTTCAAAGTCGCCTTCCATGCCTTTTTTCATGGCTGAACGCTGGAACATTTTCAGTCCATCAGGTACGTCAGTCTGAACAAAGAACGCATCGGCGTCTGTCAAACGGCGCATAATGTGATAGCCTTGTGGCAGATAGCCACCAGCCTTAATCGCATTAATGTCGTTGTCGGCAGTACCTGTGCGAAGCTGGCTTTCCAGCAGACGCTCTGCAACAAACTGATACGCAGTTGGGATAATCAATTGAGTACCCTGCGCTGCAATCCGAAGACCACGATCATCTTTCATATCCGAAATTTGGATAAGAATTGACTCAAGTGATGTTTCGGACAAGTCAGCCGCTGTCGAAAGCACGTTGGACTGGTTGCCGTTCTGTGTTGGGTGCGAGGCACTCAACAATACAACGCCATCACCGCCATTATAGCCAGAGGTTTGTGCGTTGTTCAGGACGTTTGCAGCCTTGATTTCTTTGGTCGAAGCCATCGAACGTGCCAGCGCCTTAGTGTAGCGCGAAGCCAAGCTACCATACTGACCATCCTCTTCGGCTTCCTCAGTGATTGAGAACGCCAGAGCGATGGTTTCGTGCTGGTAACGTGCAGTCCACTGTTGACCAGCCGAATCGTAAGATACTGATCCACCTTCAGTTTTTGTTGGCGCTAGGCCAAATCCGCTGAGAAGCAAATCTTCTTCGTAAGCCTTCTGAGAAGTGTTTGATTCAAACACTGCCTCGTACTCTGGCGGGTAACGATCATACTCAAGTCCGAAGAGTGTATTCAGACCCGGCTCTAGAGTTTTCGCAAAACTCGCTCTATTCATTGCCATTTGTCATACCCTCCTTATATACCAGCTACGTTTGTACCAAGAAGATGCTCATTAATGGTCACCTCCATGACAGCATTCGCGCCGAAAGCGTTGTCTGGAGTATCGTGCAGAGCAATGATCTTACAGGTAGCAATACCCGCAGCCATTGTGCCACTCAATTCAAAGCCAGATTGACCAGTTACAGTTGAACCAGCGCCAGCCACAACATCAGCACAGTTACCGATATTTGTTTGGGCAGTAGTTCCAGCAGACTGACACTTGTACACTGTGTACGGGCAGTCATAGACGTATGCTATGATGTCTGTCGCAGCGGTGCCTGACGGCCAATACTCACTGTAAACATATGATCCATCAGATGCGGTGTACGAACACCCATCAAACACACCAATGTTATTTACTTCTGTTGCCGTGTGAGGGGTAAGAGTACCACCCGCAATAATAATAACCAAATCGCCCTTGAAGATATTCTCTGCAAGGCCAGTCGCAATGGTATATTTGTTTGTGCGAGGCGCATTACCGCTCATGTGACGAGTTGGGACGAACCCAAATGCGGCGTCTACATTTGCCATTTTTCGCTCCTATAGCGTGAATTAATCGCTCATGGCAGAAAGTCTTCTGCCGCGACTTGTTTCAGACTGTCGATCCTGATGGATCGGTAGCCCATTCTGCCGCCCAAGTGCGTCAAGCTCACCCACAACCGATTCATTCTGCTCATTTGATTTGCCTTGGTAGTACGCCTTCATACTGGCGTGACGTTCCTTTGGCATTTCGCAAAGCAGCATACCCTCAATTCCGATTGATCCTGTCCACTGCCCGTGATTGATCGTCGGAAACAACGAGTCTTTCACACTATCGGCAGAGCGAGGCTCCCATCCTTCACGCATACGCTTGTACACGTTGTCTGGGCTATCCTTGCCTTGGATGCTTGTGGCGACCCACCGCTGAACGTATCCCGGTCTTGCTTCTGGGGCGTCTAGCAGTGCTGGCGGTTTCCATGCGGCTTCTGGTCGAATCTCCTCGTCTCGCGTGGATGATCGTGTTTGCTCTGCGCGAACATTTCTTTCTTTAGATGACATAATTATTGTTCCCTCTGTTGACGGCGAATTTCGGCTTCATATTTCTTGAGACCACGTTCGTCATTAATACCAAGTTCCCGTGCCATTCTAAGCTGTTCTTGCGTCATACGCACACGATTGCCCTTATAAGCTGAAGACCCGCCTGTAGTTGGGGCGACTGGTGACCTACCTTTTGGTCTCTGCTTCGGACTTGGCCCTGAGTTTAACTCAGGAAATACTTTTTGTAAACGCCCATTGAGTTGCACATAGTAATCATCAGAGTTCTTGTCGAACCCCTCCAGATCAAGTTGCACATCAATGGCACGGGCTGCGGCTGTTTCTCGCTCAAAGCCAGCGGCATTAAACCAGTTATTTTGCTGCCACCAGCCCATAGCCTTTTCGGGTGGTGCCGCCTGCTGGCGCTGCTGTTGAGGCTGCTGACGCTGGCGTTGCTGTTGCTGTTGCCGCCCTTGCTGCTGTGCCTGCGCCACTCGCATGGCCGCTCTCATGTCGGCCATCTGCTCTTGGTAGTTGACTTGCGCGTCTGTGTCGCCCTCCTCCACAGCCCTGTGCAGAGCCGCCTTGGTTTGGACGTATCGGGAATTGAACTGTTGTTCAGCCGACTGCTGTGATCCCTGCTCCAGACGTTCTAGACGTTTTTGCAGTTGAGCATTTTGCTCTTGGATTTGACGCGCCTGTATTTCAGCCTCTCTGCGCTGACCTACCAGTTTTTGAATGCGCTTCTGGACTTTGGGGCCATATTCTGGCTCCTCTTCAGCAACATCCGCAGCCTCTTCCTTTTCTTCATTGGCGGGATCGTCAGAGATTTCTATCTCAAAATCTTCTGGCTCTCCCTTGGCCGCTTTGATTTCGGCCTCGATTTCTTCTATTATTTTGTCTTGGTCTGACATCAGATCACCCCAGATATGCGGCGACTTCAACACCATCTGGAATAATAGACGTTAGTTCGTCATCATTCAGCAGAAGGAATTTCACGCCTTTTACAACAATTTTTTGACCAGCGTATTTACCGTAGGTCACGCGATCACCGATTGTGGGGTAGATGTTGGACTTCCAACGCTCCCCCGTGTCGCGGTCACGATACGCAAGATCGCCCATCGCGCAGACAGTTCCGTGCGCGGTTAGGTATTCTTCGTTATCTTTTGAGGTGTCTGGCAGTAGAATGCCGCCTGCGGTCTTCATTTTAACCTGATTGGGTTGAACCAAGACCTTCCAGTTCATGGGGATTGGCAGTTGATGTGAGCCAATCGTTGCGCTGGTTTCTTCATCCGTATATATTGCATCATGCTGATGAGACATGTCATTCATCCTCTTCGTTTAAATTTTTTATCGTGTCATGTATTACGTCAGCGGCCTGCTCCAGCCCTTCTGCAATACCCACGTTTTTGTGGTACGCCTCAAAGTCGGACATCCGACCCCGAACCATACCGTCAGCTATTTCCAGCCGTTTCTTTTCCAGATTGTTTCTGATCTGTTGGAGCAGATCGCTTATTGTCATGCTTCACGCCTCCTGACATAGCTACGCCAGTGACGTGAATAGTAACGTCTTTATTTTCTGGCATTAGTACCCTTTCTTTTTCTTCTTCATTACTTTTTTCTTTTTCATTTTCATTTTACGTCCTCCTTTCAATAGTGATCCAAAACTAGCCCTATTCATCATACGCTCCAGTGGGGGTTTGCATTTCCATTAGCCTAGCTCTCTCAGCTGCAGTAATAGCAGGATTAAAATCTCCGTAAAGCAGTTCATCTAATTCTTGCTGTGAGAGGGGCATGTTTTGCTTTGGTATAGTTGTGTCCTTAAATTGACCTAGTGCGCCTGTGGGGTCGGTCTGAGCCGTTATACGGCGTGGTTTCATAAGGCTGTTCATAGCATCAACTTGTTGCGATGGCATGTCTGGCATATTAACTTTGCGTTTAAACATTCTTAAAAAGCCTAGCATATTCATCAGACCTGTCCTCCAGACAATTCTCTTGCCAATATTTTTAGGGTATCAGCAAAGCCCTTGTCCAGTTCTTTTGCCGCCATAGCAAACTTGCGGGGCGATATATCGTCAGACTTTAGCCCACGCCGCTCAAGAAAGCTCTTGGCTGCTCTGATCTCAGCCTGCGCTACCTTTTTAATTGCTGCTCTTGCCATTTTGAGCCGTCTCCTGCGCTATTTTGTCTTTGTTGTATTCGTCACACAACCAATCAACAAATAAACATTGCTCAAATGGTGTGAAATACATTTGTGCAATCTGATACCTTTTTGGCACCATAAACATCATGTCCATCATGGCTTAAAACTCCATCCCCAGTTGCCATCTTTTCTCCATTCTTGCGCTTTCTTAACATCTTCTGGAAAAAACTCCCATAGATTTTCTCTGATAATGGGGTATCCATCTTCTGCGAAGTCTTGCAAGACAGGTCGGCTACCGCCTTTTTGCGTAATATTTGCTCCCGCTCTAGCAAAAGCCTCACCCATACTTGTTCTGTAACCTTCATTATAATCCCATTCACCAGTTCTACTTTCTGATGGGTTTCTTGTCCGTGTGGCATTCAAAAAAGCCTCGTCGCTTATACGACCTTGCGACTTTAAATATTTCAACCATTCAATCGCAATGCTGGGGTTTGTACCAATTGGCATACCATATTTTTCTTGCACAACGTGACCAACTTCGTGATCAATAAGCTCTTGATCAGTCCACTTACCTGCATTGTTTTTATTAGGACCAATGTATAATGCAGAATATTCGTTTGGTTTGCCTCTAATTGTCACGCCAGCCGCAAGATTATCTTTTTCTACTCTTCCAATTTTTACGCCACGGCCTGCATTGCCAAGCATTTGCCCTATTTCAGTAGAGCCTAGATAGTCTTGCAGTAACATCGCGTTAGGGTCTTGTAGAATATCTGATGCAGTTTTGTACTCTGGCAAATCAACGCCAGTATACGCAGTGCCAGTATCATAAGTCAGTTCACCTTTTACTGGGTCTCTGAACGCCTTAAACAAATCCCAAATATCAAAGCCTTCGTCTTCTGCTTTTACAATTTTATCTAGCTTTGTTAGATATTCTGGGTTTTTCTTTGCTAAATTTTTTAAAAATACAAGCGGTCCAGCAACGTCATAACTGCCCTCTGGCAAATCGGCTGGTGGCAGTGCGCCGTATTCTTTGCGATCATCTAAAGCCATTAGCCATTTGCCTTTCGCCACTCATTAACAATTTTTTGCAACCTACGCAATTCCGCGCCGTCTGGCATTCCAGTTGGGTCTGTCGCCCAGTCTGGCATGATGCCAATCTTTTGTGGAGCGTATTTTGTTGTTTCTCCGCTTGCTGTTGTATTAAATATTTCATCAGGGCCATAGTTTAAATAACTGTTTTGGCCTGTTGTTTCGGAAGCCATTGCTGGTCGTGCGTCATCGCTAAACATCCGTCTGTGTTCTAGGAATGCTCGTTCTTCGCCCTTGCTTCTGAAGAAAGGATTGCCCGGACCAAAGTGTCCGTATGCATCGTGGACAACGCGAAACGCATCGTTTGCGGTTGCATCGTCCATTGTCCCAACTCGACCTACATTTCTTAACAGCGGATTATTGGCAACCTCAAAGTCATCAGCCGTGGTGCCTGTGCCATAGCCACTTCTTGTTGGAAAAGTTACAAGTCGTTTATTTGTGACAATGTCACCGTATCCCATAGCAGGCGATTCACCGTATGGATATGGCGTGTTTGGCGCTAAGAAATCCAATTCTATGCCAGTTTTATCCAAAGCCCGAAGCTGCCCCAGCGTCTCTTCGATCAGCGCCTCGTAAGCCCTGCGAACAGCGGGGTTCGTGGGGTCATCTTTCATTTGCTGGTAAGCAGCCGCAACTAGCCTTGCTCTGTCTTTATTTAGCTCTGGATATCCTGTGACATCATATCCATCCCCAGCGTCTATGCCACGCTCCTTCATATATCTTGATGCAGCGTTTTGTATTTCTGCGATGGGCCTAGCCTCTACGCGCACCGCGCCCCTGCCTTCTGTTGGGATGACAGTGCTTAGTGGCCTACCAGTT